CGCCAGTCGTCCCTTTGAGGGTGTTATGAACGTGCCCTGGGTCATTAACGCCGTGGTTGTGCGCTGGTATCTGGTTGGTGTTAAGCGCATAGCTGTCTGTGGAGCCAGTGTGATTATGGCTTCCGTTATCACTTGTGGTAGCTGTTGCCACGCCGCCAGTCGTGCCGCGAGAGTATGCGCCGCCAGAGCCAACACCAACGCGGTCAATCTTGTTTGGCACGTTGAATGTGGTAGAGCCGTCGCCTGCCCCATATGCTATTCCTAGCACATTATACAGGGCGGCATAAGTGGAGCGGCTAACGGCAGCGCCATTGCAAAGCAACCAGCCCGCTGGGGCTGTTAAGCCGCCATACTCAAGCATGGAGCCGGTTGGCATTATCGCACTGCCGCCCGAAGACACCGAACCCGTCACGATCAAGTCGCCACTAATGGAAACATTGCCATTGGTGGAGTTGATAGGAACAGAAGCCAGAACGACATTGGTGCCGTCGCAGTACATAAGCTGGGTGTTGCCATTGGCTAGCGTTACGCCAGTCCCAGCGGATGTCTTCACCACAACATTCTGGCCGCCGGTTGTGGCGTTGCGAACGGCATAGAACTTGTTAACCGTGGGCACAATCAAATTACAAGACGCGCCAAGGCTGCCTACAAGAACCAGCACAGCATTACGCGCCGCGCCGACAACGCCAGTGCCGGTTACTATTGTGACGCTAGCGCCAGACATGGTGACGTTGCCAACGCCAGTGATGGCCTGCTCAAGAAGAGTGCCCAGGTTGTAGTTAGTCGTGTTGCCCCAATTGGAAGCCTGCTCACCGTTGCCGATAAGCTCAATACCAAGGGACGGGCTGAATGTACTGGGCATCTTCTTACCTTGCTATGAGGTTTAGCAGGAGACGGTGTAGGTGACGGTCAACGTGTCGCCGCTCAAAACCGCGCGAGAGGAGGCGAAGTCAGCCGCAGAGAACAGGATGCCAGCCGTGCCGCCCACGGTGCTGCTGGTTGTGATGAAGCAACCGGCAATGGTGTTGGAGGCGTTGATGTTGAATGTCGCGGGCGAAGCGGAGTTGGTGCTGGAGCCAGCGGTCGAGGATGCGGGGCTAAATGCCGGGCGCGTGCCGTTGGAGTAGCCGGTGATGTCCGCCCAAGCATGGGAACCCATGGTATCGCCAGCGAGGACGGTGCCGACGCCCTTCAGGCCGACGAAGAACGCGGCGTTGTAGGTGCCTGAGTTAAGGAAATACTTATTCAGGAGATCATTCTTGCCGACCGTTACAACCAGATTAGGAAAGCCATCTTCCCAGCGGATGTTGCCTTCGGCGTCACGGCATGTAACGATGAACTTGCCAGCCACACCAACGAAGTCATTGACTTCATGGCGGGCAATAAGGCCAGCGCCAGCGCCGTCTCCCAGCATGACAGAATCTTTGTTGTCCATTTAACTATTCCTATTTGCGGTTATGTTGTAACTGTTGTAACGACAGGTATCCAAACCTGACTTGGATCAGGGATGGTTTCCCAGCCGCCGTATCTTCTTGCAACATCGATCAGAGATATTGCATCCGAAGCCGATCTTCTCATGATACTGATATTTGAGGCAGCATCATTGAACGTAATTAAATCCACAACAGACGACCTAGCAACCATTCTTCCAGTGCTGGAATCTGATGTTGTTAGGGTGTCTAATGTGCCGATAGATATAGACCGAGTAACAGACGAAGAGTCTGACAGAGAAAAGCTGTCAGATGCGCTTCTTGAATAAATAATTTCAGCAATAGAACTATCGGATAGTGTCAAAGAATCAGAGGCGCTATCTGAGTATTTTTTTCCAGAATTCGCGACATCGAGCAAAGAAATAGAGTCGGCGGCGTTTGGCGAGTAAGCTATAATTCCACTAGTAACTTCAGATAGTGTGAAAGTATCAGAGGCAAATAGGGACGCGCCGAGAACACCCTCCGCAGAATCAGATAGCGTTATTGAATCTGAGGTTGATACGAATCCAACGAATGTGCTGGACGCAGAATCAACAAGACCTATTGAGTCAAAGACATCTCCCGAATTTACGCTATTGCTGCTAAATGGCGCGGCAGAGAACGGGAGGAAGCCGAACATTGTCTAACTTTCTTTTTGCCTAGTCCGAAGCCGTTGTTGGCAGCATGAATTCGGGTTCAACCCTCGTGTTTTCAGGGGGCGTCCATTCAGTAACGCCATCCCATACTACCGTATTGATTACAGAGCCAGCCGGAATTATAATGATCACGGGGTTACCGTTCTCATCTAATTCTATTTGCTCAATATCTACAGTTGTGATTACGTTGTATCGATTCATGCTCACCACTCCACTACGATGACAATACCAGCGCCGCCAGCGCCGCCAGCACCGCCAACAAAACTGCTTGTGCTGTTACCAGCGCCACCACCGCCACCACCAGCACCATAGTTCCCGCCAGCACCACCAGCACCACCGTTGCCTGTAGAGCCTGCGCCACCGCCGCCACCACCGCCAGCAGGATACAATGTACCAGCCACAACAGCCGGGGCTGCTGCCGTCCCTGCGGTGCCAGCAACACCAACAGCGCCCCCAGCGGCGGCAGCGGCAGCGCCGTTGATAACTGTCAATCCAGCCGTTGCCCCAGCCTGAGCCGTGCCGCCAGCATTAAAACCGCCACCACTCGCGCCGCCATTCGGGCCTATAAAATTACTTCCAGAACCAAAAGCCGCGCCGAGGGCGCTAGAACCGCCGCCACCCGTAGAAATTCCGGGAATGTTTGTGCCAGCACTAGCCGCACCAAAGCCGCCATTAGGTCCAAAAATCAATCCAGCTCCAGCGGCTGCGTTGGTACCAAACCCGCCGCGCCCATTTGCTGGGCATGAACCACCACCGCCGCCACTGGCAGTTACAGAAACGCCAGGAGCGCCGCCACCACCGCCGCCGCCATATGCTTTTGTGCCAAAGGAGCTAATGCCGCCTCTATCACCTTGACCGGCAATGCTTCCACCCGAGGGCGTAGTGCCCGAAACACCACCAGCGCCAGCAGCGCCAACAGTAATGGTTTCAGACGCGCTTATGTCGGACGCAGCAAAGGTTCCCCAAAACCATCCGCCACCGCCCCCGCCACCACCACCAGAACCGCCACCAACCGCAGCGTATGAGCCACCAAACCCACCGCCGCCTCCACCGCCAACAACAAGCACCTGTACAACCGTGCTGCTTGCGCGCTTGGTAAATGTGCCAGAGCTTGTGAATGTGGTCGTTAAAGAATTTACGGGAGGAGCCGCGCTAGTCCATGTCGTGCCGTTGCTGGTCAGCACATTGCCGTTTGTGCTAGGAGCGACAAACTGAACAGCGCCAGTCCCGTTGCCTAACAAGACATTGTTGGATGTCAGCGTCGAAGCGCCTGTGCCGCCGACATTAACCGGAACAACGCCAGAAGAGTTGGATAGAACCGATCTGTCAGCCGGGTAGGTGATGAAGACGTTCTTCGTGCCAGCAGAGAAGTTCACCGCAGAACCAGCGTTGCTGGACGCTAGGATGGTCGTACGAGCCAGCGTCGAGGGCGAGGTGAATGTGCCAAGACCAACTTCCCACTCAGACCCACTCTGGCCTGCGATGGTGTAGTAGGTAGTGTCTGCGGTCGCTAGGACGGAGGCGAATGTCCGAAAGCCAGTAACAGCGCCGACCAGCGTGATGTTGCCGGTGCCGGTTGTGGCTGTTGTTTCTTGAACGCGATCAGCGACGATAAGCGCCATTTAATTGATCCTCACGATAGCACTAAGGTCAGTGATCTGCGGGAAGTTCAAGGTGAATGTGCCGTTAGATGTGTACCGAGTTACGCCGAAATCCAACACAATGCAAGCCGGGTTTGTATATGTATGGACTGGGGTAGTGTTATAGATCAAAGCGCCACGGGCGGCGATTTGCCCGGTCCAAGTGACGCTCTCAAACGAACACACTCCAGCAAGATTGTATTGCGTTGGGCCGATGTTGGTTAGGGCAGCCCCCCCAGCAACATATCCTCCAACAATAATCTCGCCACTATCGACGGGGACAAACTCACCCTCCGTGGTGTAGGTGGTCGTGGTGGAGTTGAGGTTGGCATACTCCGTGTAAAGGGCAACATTAAACGTGTTGCCGAACACAGCGCGGAAATCATGAACGCCTTCTAGAAGCTGCTGCTTGAAGCTCGTGCAGAAGGCTTGGACAATAGCCATTGGAACTCCTTAGGTCGGCGCGATCCTGGGTAGATCGAGCCTAAAGTTATCACGCTTATCCTGACCTTCACCAAGAACCTTAAGCCGACCCATAGCTTCGTCGTACCTCGCGCGGTACAATGCAGCAAGATCAGAATCGCCCTTCATGTAGGTGTAGGCTTCAACCAAACACCCGTAGAACAGCGGGCTTTCAACATTGGTGCCAAGCCAGGACGTACCAGCATCCACAATGCTAGGCGGCTCATAGAAATAATGAAGCTCAACTTCATATAGAGCGCTTGGAGTCGGAGACACAACAAAGGTGGCATTGTTGAACAAGGCATAATAGCGCGGCATGCCAGTCACTGTTGGGTCTGGGAACGCCTCGTTAATATATCCAACTTCCTTTTCCAACATGTAGGCATACACGCCGGATACGTTTTTTACCGCCATTGAATATGAGGCAAGGAAGTCGCCGGGAGTTGCAAGGTACTTGTTGTTTGGTGTGAAGTTAGATGTCGCATTCTTTTTGAGCGCAGGAAACTGCACCGATTGATAGATGCGATCTTCGGCGAGGCGAACAATGTTAGGGATAGCGGCAATGAACTCATTCGATGAGTTCTGCGTGTAGTCTTGAATCAGAGTTACAAGCGTGTCGTAGTTCATTGCCGGTTACTCCTCAGCCCATAGGACCGCGAGCCATAGTCCCCTTGGTGGCCGCGCCAGTGCCGCGAATCTTGGTTGCTTTGCGGGGCGAACCATCAGGCGGAACGAGAGCTTCGGTGCCAGCCTTCTGGTTATGCGGCATCTGCTTCGGCTCAGAGACGCTAGCCTCACCGACCGGGAACGAGAAGCCTTTGGTCACCTTCTTGGCAGACTTCTGGTTCATGGCGCGAGCCATGTTCCGACCGTACTTCTTCATGTCTTCGCTGGTTGGGCTGCTCATCTAAATCTCCTATGGGGTATATACGTTAATAATACCAGCATTGCCGTTCATGGTGGTAGCAGAATTACCAACAGGATTCCAGCCAGGAAGGCTGCGGCCAGGGTTGATATCCGGCCTTGGTTCAAGCAGGGCAACAGGATCATTGATCGGCGTCTTGCCCAACTGATACTGAGGATGATCCACATCATTGCATTCATCGCAAACCTTAAGCCCGGTCGGCTTCTGGTTAACGACCTGATAGGTCAGTTCACTAAGGTCAAAACGCATGTAACATCTGTCGCAGAAGGCATAAGCCTTATTGCCCCGTGCAAACTTAGCTGTCACGGGTAGGACATCCAAGGCACGAAGCGAGCAGGCTCTCTGCCACGGTCTTCATCGGCCGCTAGCTGAAACTGCTCCATGTACTCTGCCTTCAACGCAGGAGCGCGTGCAGCGGCTTCTGGGCGCTTCATAGCCAGTTGGAAGGCTAGACCGGCAGCCAGGGCAGGGACGAACCTGACGGGCATATCCATAGTGTCGGTCGCGCTAGTCGCATCCTGAATGCGCCGCATCGTCCAGTAGATGATGGTGTAGGGCAGATCGGGAACGGGCCAGAGCGTGTAGTTTGGATTGTTCTGGCGGTTCACAGAGAT